GCGTTGCCGCCCAGTGGGGTAGCGGTAGCTTATACAGATTGGCCTACGCCTCCATTGTCATTCTTAGCCGCTTTGATCGGAGACGATGCAGTGCTAGGTGGATTCAACGATAGAGACAGCCGAAACAATGGTACTTTTTCACTGAATGCCGTTGATGGAACTATGGCTATCATTCGCGAGGGAGATATCATCGAGTATAACCACCCCACTCGTATCAAAGAGAACCACCACGAACATATAAAGACAACACTTAAGATTGTTCCTGATGGAACCGAGGTAGATAAAACTCCAAGTGAAGTCTTTAAAACAGGGGGTAGCATTACGTGGTCTTCTTTGAAGGAAGAGTTTAATACACAAGCTAATCCCTTTGGGTTTGAACTGTTAGAAAGAACAATTGCAGGTCAGCGTGTCTATTCAATTGAATATGCTGGTATTCTCCATTCCGTTGATCACGAAAAGAAAAAAGCAGCAGAAGAATTAAAACAAAAGACACTTGAGGTAGAAGAACAACTTGGTAAACCACAATTGTTACCTGCTGTACTAGCCTGGGGGATGACCAACAATCAAGGGGAAGCAGAGCGTGAAGAGGAGCGAGTAGAAAACTCTGATAAACAGGTAGATGCAGCATTCAGTAAACAATCAGATAGCGTCATTTCGGCTCTCAAAAATAACGGACAACTCTCAGCAAGCACAAACATCACCACAGAGGGAACAGTTGATGTGGCAAGTGTGGAGGAGGTGACTGAGAGAACTAATCAATTAGTTACTAATAGACCGACAAACGGTATTCCCAATGAAGCAGACAATATTTATCAGGAAGATACATACGCACACAGACGGAATATACATATCGCGAGTCATGAGGGAATAAAGTATTACGCCTATAACGATACCTCAAAGCCGCCTAATCCTACGGTAGGCAAAGGGTTTAATCTTAATGATCCCAGTGTTAAAGCCATAATCATTAAGGAGCTTGGCAGCAAAAAGTATCACCAGCTTCGTAGAGATGCCCGACAGAAATATGACTCAAACAAAGCTCTTAAACTTACAGACCCTGAGATCAACAGGATCTATGGGCAAATAATTTTAGAGAAAGAGCGACTTGTTTCAACTTGGTATAAAGACATTCCGTTAACTATATCCCAGCGTATTGTCATTGTGGATCTCGCGTACAACGGTGGGGAGCAATTTGTTGGTCCTAAGACTGAGTTTCATAAGTCTGTCTCTGAGGGTAACTGGACAAAAGCTATAACAGAAATCAGGGAGAGGTCGAACAAACATAGCAATGCAGGTGTTCAAAACCGTATGAATCACAATGCGTCTATACTCTCAAATACTATTCCTAAGAACCTCAGGAGACTTTAGTACATGGCAGAACTCGCTATCGAGAAGAGTGCCGAGCGACTACGACTAGAACAAACCTTAAGAGTAAGAGCAGACGATTATCTATCGCGTCCAGCCAGCCCACGGTCTGGGATATATCGCCAAGATCCAAACCTGAGTGAAGTGATGAATGCCTATTGGCGCACACACACAGTCATTGGAACAGCACAGTCTTATCTTAAAGAGCAAGCAGTTATAGGGGATGAAGGACCAATAGAAGGGTTTAATCCTATTACTTACTTTGCCGATAACCGTAAAGACTATGCCGATATGGAACAGTTTGTATTGGATGGTGTCTTCGATTCAATTCGAGGACCGAATGCTTTTGATGCACGAGTTAATTCTATTCGTCAGGAGTTTGTGAATAGAGACATCATCGAAAGAGGCAGCACGTTAGGTGATGTGCTTGGAATGGGAGCAGCTATGCTGGACATCTCTACCTTTGTTCCTCTTGTAGGATGGGCAGCAAAAGCTGGTCTGTTGGCAAAGACCTTAAGGACAGGGCTTCAAACAGGAGCCGTTGTAGGCATTGAGGAAGCAGTAATGCACCAGCAGCAACGCACTCGTACCTTCTATGAGAGCTATATGTCAGTTGCAGCATCGACAGTCTTTGGTAGTTCATTAGGGCTGGCAGGTGCTTTAATCACAAGGAAAGGCAAGCCTCTCCATAAGGATCATCCAGAGAATCCATTGGCAGAAAAGAACCTCAGTAAGACAGATGAACCCCACTACGATGACTATGATCCTATCAATGGGCTGAGTCAGAGTGAGCATATCGCTAAATATGTAGGGGATGAAATTAAGTACACTCCTGAGAGGGGCGTGACTTTTACGCGAGGGAAAGTATCGAGAGCCGTTGATGCAATGCAGGATTTCATTGGCTTTACACGAACCATTGAGGGCGTAAAGGTGCGTACAAAAAGTTCCATTACGCGAGATGTCTTAAGTCGATTGACGGAGACTAACCTACATATCAAAGAGATTGAGAACGGAACGATACCCAGCAGGAGACAGACTGCTGAAATGTGGAAAGAGACTTCTGTATTAGCTCCTCGTCAGGTAGCAGAAAGGCGAATCATTGATTCATGGTACGGCTTGATGGGCGAATGGGGGCATGGACGAGAGTTTATAACGAAGATGCGCTCTGACATTAGTGAGGTAAAAGGTTTCGTCAAAGGGGTGCGGAATGCAACACAGCCAGAGACCGCCGCCGCCCAGAGAGCTATGGGCGAAATGACACTCCCACAGTTCCACGAGCTAGTCTATAAAGTTGCGAGTGGTATCCCTAGCCAGAAAAGATACAGAGTTCGAGGTAATAAAGTTGTTAGCGGTGGGACAGTCACAATGAAAGTCCATGCTAATCCTCTGGTCGATAAATATGTCAAACAGGCAATTGAGGGACCAGATGGTCTTAAAGCCTTCTTTAGTCAAATGCAGAAGCGTTTGGTTAGGTCTGGTCTTCTAAAAGAAGGGCAGGAGATCGAGAATTATGTACCACAGATCTGGATTGCAGATGCGATCATAGAGAATCCCTTGAAGCTTAAAGCATTCTTTATGAAGAAGTTTGCGGCACGATTTAAAGATAAGCCTGAGAAGCTGGATGAATTCGCTGAGAGACTGGTGGAAAGACTATCGGATCGTTACGATGAGACTATTCCGTTTGGTTTCTGGTCACTATCGGATAAGAAAGCAACTCTTGGCAAGGCAGGAAGTCTCGAAAGAAGAGACCTTCACCTGTCACCAGAAGAACTGGATGAGGTCTCCGAGTTTCTCGATACGGACCTATCGCGACTAACGATGCATTATTCTGATCGTGTCGGTGGCAAACTTGTTCTTAGGGAAATGTTCGGTGCCGTTGATGAGGCTGATATAGAAACAGTTGTAGTCAGAAGTGCCGAAGGACTAAAGGTTGAGCAACCTATGGATGAACTGTCTATGGTCATCAAGGATGTTCGGAAGGAGTACAAAGAGTTAAAAAGAGCCGCTCGACGTAAAGGTCAGAATGTTACGAAACTAACTACTGATCAAATTATTTCGGAAAAAGCTATAGCTAATGCGATGCAACGTATCACAGGCCAAGATCGTATCCCATCAGCCGAACACTGGGGAACTTTCGCTCTCTATGCTGGACGTATGATGCGTAAGCTTAACTTCCTGAGGGCAATGGGTGGTGTACATCTCAGTTCTCAAACCGATTACGCTACGTTGGCCCTGAGTACTGGTATTGGACCCCACCTCAAAGCATTTGGTCAGAACATGGGGAAGATCGCGAAGACCGCTAAAGATTTAAACAACAAGGAATTAGCATACTTAATCTTTGGAACTGAAGGGGCAGCGTCTTTGTCTCGTCAGGCTAAGATGATGGGTGTCGATGATGCTCATTATATGCTTGGCTTTGGAAGTGGAGCCACACGAAAGGTCTCAGCAGGATTAGAAGCTGGGGCAAACTGGGCGAGTAACCAGATGAACATCGCCAACCTCATGTATTACCACAATAGTCGCGGTAAGTTTATCAATGGAATGGTTGTCATGGGCAATATTCTGGATGATGCAGCCAGCCTTGCGGCTGGTAAGGCCAGTAAATACAAATGGCGAGAGCTAGGTCTTTCTGATGAGGTCATGGTTCGTATCCATAGGCTGACACAGAAGCATGGCTTTGAGGTGAATAGGGTAGGGCATACCTTCAGAATTCCTGATGTTGAAAAATGGATGAAGGAAGCTGGTGGTTATCAGGCTAAGATAGCACTGCATACTGCTCTTAAGAGAGAATCTGACAGGGCTATAGTAACACCCACTATTGCAGACATTCCAATCTTTCAATCTCAAGCCCTTGGACAACTCTTATTTCAGTTTAACGCCTTTGGGTTTTCATCAACAAACAAATACCTGAGACGGTTAGACCACAAGGCCATGAATGGACAGGGACTTGAAGTCGCTTTAAATGTCAGCATGGCTCTTTCACTAGGCACAATGATCTTTGCTCTTCGTGAAGGAATTGTAAAAGGTCGCTTCTACAACGACACAATGCCGAAAGACGAAGCAACATGGGTTTATGAAGCCATAGACCGTAGCGGTTTTATCGGTTGGTTAGCTCCGTATCTTAACAGCTTTATGAAACTGACAGCCCAACCTATGTCAGAACTAGGAGTTCCTATTGAACCGCCTTCAAGGTTCGCAGCGCAACATTGGGCTGGACCTTTGTTAGGACCAACCTTTGGTGGCGCATTAGGGGATCTTGAAGCAATGGCTTCCAACCTGGCGGCTGGAGAAATGGAGAAAGTCTATACCAAAACAAAACGGTTCACACCGTTTGGAAACATCTATTACGTCGATACATTATTAAACATAGGAGAGGCATTCGATTAATGGCAAATAGTTACGTTGATTACACAGGGAACGGTAGCACTACCGCCTACTCAATACCTTTTCCCTTTATTACATCCAGTCACGTAACAGCCACAGTCAACGCCGTATCGACAGCAATTACTATTAGTGGTTCTACGGCTACGTTTGGTTCTGCTCCAGCAAGTGCAGCCAAAATTCGGATTAGCCGAAACTCTAGTCAAACTACTCGGCTAGTAGATTACACACAGCCCTCTACGCTTACGGAGGAAGACCTAGATCAAGATAGTCTCCAAGCCTTCTATATCGCGCAGGAAGCAACAGACACGGCGAATGAAGCACTAGGGATCAATACAGCAGATCTCCAGTGGACTGCTGAATCTAAACGAATAACTAATGTCGCTAATCCTACAGCAGATCAAGATGCCGCTACCAAGCATTACTTGGAGAACACTTGGCTGAGTACGAGTGATAAGGCGAACATCACAACGGTTGCTGGTAAGGCCACAGAGATCGGGCGACTAGGAACGAGTGACGCTGTAGCTGACATGGCAATTCTTGGAACCTCAGATGTTGTCACCGATATGAATACCCTCGGAACCTCAGATGTAGTGTCTGATATGAATACCCTTGGAACATCAGATGTTGTAACGGATATGAATACGCTGGCGACTTCATCCAATGTAACCAACATGAATAC